CCTCGTCCGTGGCGTTCAGGATAGCCAGCAGTCCGTTATATCCCCGCATACCCGCGATAGCCATAGCGTTGTTGACCCGCTCTGCCTCGGTCATTTCATCGAAATAGCCCCGCAGGTCCTTCACCGTCTCCATCAGGCCCTTCATGGACCCGTCGGAGTTGACGGCGGAGTAATCCAGCTCCCCGAACGCTTCCGCCGTCAGCGTCACGCCGCCCAGCAGGCCGTTGAAGATATTGCGCAGGGCCGTCCCGGCGCGGGACCCCTTCACGGCGTTGTTCGCCATCAGGCCCACCATCACGGCCACGTCCTCTACGCTGTATCCCAGCGCGCCTGCCACGGAGGAAGAGCTTTTGAACGTCTCGCCCATGATGGAGATATTGGTGTTGGAGTTGGCCGCTGCCGCCGCCAGCACGTCCGCAAAGTGCGCGGTATCCGACGCTTTCAGCCCAAAGGCGGACAGGTTGTCCGTTACAATATCGGATACTTGCGCCAGGTCCTCCCCGGCTGCTGCCGCCAGGTTGATAACGCCGTCCATGCCGTTCAGCATTTCCCGTGCGTCCCAGCCTGCCATCGCCATATACTCCATAGCGTTGGCGCTCTGCTGCGCGGTAAACTTGGTTGTTGCTCCCAGCTCCTTTGCCTCCGCCGTCAGCGCCGCCATTTCCGATGTGTTGGAGTTGGCGATTGCCTCCACAGCGGACATTGCCTGTCCAAAGTTTCCGGCCACTTCCACGCACTCCATGTAGGCGTCCGCAATTGACTTCATGGCCTCGGTGATACCGGCGGCTGCAATGGCACCGCCTACGGCCTCTATGGCCTGTACGCCAGCGTTCCCGAACTCTCCCGCTCCCTCTGCGGCTCTTTTCTGTTCCTCGGTCAGCTCCTGGATTTTGGCCGTCAGCTCTGCGTCCTTGTTTGCAAGGTCGGTTGTGCTTACCCCCGCCGCGTCCAGCCGGTCCTTCGTCTCCCCCAGCTTTTGCCGCTGCTTTTCAAGCGCCGCCTCGGTGTTCGTAATGCGCTGTTCCAGTTTGAGCTTTTCCCGCTCCAGTGCGGTTGTGGAGCCGGTGGTTTCCCCGATTTGCTTGTTGACAAGCTCATACTGCCGTTTCAGGTTTTCCAGCTTTTGCGACGTATTCTGTACCGCCGCCGCCTGCTTCTCATAGGCTTTCACGTCCCGCTGAATGGCCTGGAGGTTTTTGATTTCCGTGCCCAGCCGTATAAACTCCTGCTGTGCCTTTGTGAACGTGCCGGAAAATCCGCCGTTCAGTACAGCGTTCAGAATAAAGTCAAAGGAATACTGCTTTTGCGCCACTTCGTCGCCTCCCTATCATCCATTCCCCGGCAGGCCGAAAAGCTCCTTCGCCTTATTTCCCGTCAGGCTGGCGGGAATTTTTTCGGGTGCTTTCGGCTTTTTCTTCTCGTTCAATTCATTGGTGGCCTGAATCCAGCCGCCATACTGCCAAAGAGGGACGCCCAACCAATCCAGCGGCGAACCGCCGTTATGCCGCGCCAGAAGGATACATTGCTTTCGGAGCCAAAGCCCTTCGACTTTTACTCCGCACGCAGCAAAAAACCCCGCGCTTTCCTCGTAATGGCCTGAAAATCGGTCAGGGGCATTTCCTTGATTGCCCACCCGTCAATGACCCGCTTGCCCTTCTCGTCCCGCTCGGTGCAGGCCCGCGCTGCCATACCCGCCAGGAAGTCCCCGGTAAACGCCGGAGATACCAGCGTGCGGCCCTTCATCACGATTTCGCTTTCGATTTCCAGGTGGTCCCCGCCGTTCAGCGCGGTCCAGTCGAACGTCAGCGTCTCATAGGTCTTGCCCTTCCACGGGAACAGATTCTTGAACGTGTGGGTATAGCTCCCGGTTTCCTGCTCCTGCTTGGCTTCCTCCGCCACCCGCTCGGCCTCCGCCGCGTCCTGGGCCACGCCCTCCATGTCCAGCTTCTTTTCCTCTGCGCTCATAGGTAAAGCTCCTTCCTGTATTGGATAAGCCGCCCCTCCAGCTCATGAAGGGGCGGCTTTATTTTCGTTTCCCCGTCCTAAAACAAAACCGCAGCCCAGCGTAGCGGGTGCGGTTTTGATAGGAGAAAGGAGCCTGCGGATATGTAGCTTTCGGCGTTAGCCGGAAGCGTAATGTAGCAGGCTTCTTTCGACTACATCATGCCCATGGCCTTTCTCACCAGGGCGGCGTTGTCCACGCCGTTGATTTCGTGGACCTGGTTGAACTGGTCAATGTCAATGACCTTTGCCCCGTTCTTATACACCGTGTACTTGCACACGCTGTAGGTGCCGGAGGCGTCGGCGGCGCTGGCCGTCTGGATGGTCCCCTGGTTGATTTCCGTGGGCCGGATGGACAGCTCAAAGCGAATCGGCTCCAGCTCTTCCTTCCGGGTCACGCCGTCAAAATACTGGTCCGCCAGGTACAGGGCCACGTCGTGCCACTCGTTGGTGCCGAGCTGCACAATGGCGTCCGCCACGCTGGAGAACTCAATGTTGATGGTCATGGCCTCAATCATGCTTGCCAGGGGGATAGTCACATCGCCCATGAGCGCAGCGCCCGTGGCGGTGACGGTCTTGTACTTGATGGGGGGCATCGTCACCTTGGCGACGCCGATAAGCGCGCCGCCGTTCTCGTACATGAGGTAGTCAATATGGCCGTTCGGATAAATCATCTTCTATTCCTCCTTACGCCGCCAGCGCCGTCTCCATGTAGGAAACGTCGTATTCCAGGATGAAGTCGATTTCCTGCGCGGGTACGGGCGGCGCGTTGTAGATGTGCAGCGTGATAATGCCGTCCAGCAGAGAGGTCAGCGGATTTTCCTCCGCCAGCATTTCCGCCCGCGCCCCGTAGAGGTAGCCGCCGCCGGTCAGCCCGCCCAGCCAGATATTGCAGGTCTGCAAGATGCTGTCCCGCAGCGCCGGGGTCATGGGCTTGTCCAGCTTGGACCAGAACGTGCGAATAAGGGTGTTCCCGATGAAGTCAAACATACGGGACACGGGGATGAACTGGTCCTTCACGTCCGTATTGCCCGGATAGCAGGCGGTGTAGTTGCCCTTCGCCACCCAGCCGGAATCCAGGAAGTTGACCGCCGTAACGACGCCCCAGCTCCCCGCGATAAGGTCCACCTGGTTCCACGTCAGGTTGACCGGCGTACCGTCCGCCAGCACGCAGGCGTCCATTTTCAGGTTTTTGTTGGACGGGGATTCGTAGGGGATGCCCCGGTTTCCCGCGTCCACCGTCGCCATCAGGCCGCAGAGCTGGGTAGACAGGTGGAAGCGGTAGTCTCCGAGCTGCACCATGGGCCAGCAAATGATTTGGTCCACGTCCACAAAGTTGTTTTTGTTCTTATAGCCGGAGAGCTGGGAGTATTCGGTCACGCCGTCCTCGCCGCTGTCCGCGTCGATAACGGCCTTGCCCTTGAACAGCCCATTGATAGCCGCCGCCTTGGTCGCCATCACAGCGGCCACGACGGTATTGTGGGACCAGCCGGGGGCGGCGATAAGGTCCGGGACCAGGCCCACCGCCGTCAGGCAGGCGTCCACCTGGGCCACGCCGTCCACCACGTCGGCCACCGTTGCGGTCTTGGGGTCCGCCGCGCTGTAGGCAACGCTCACCGTCTCCGCGTCATAGGCGCTGCCGTCCTCCAGCAGCTCCACGATGCACACATAGGTATCCGTGTCGTCCCGGTCGTAGAGGATGCTGTAGTCCGTGTCCCGCTCCAGCGCCCGCGTTGTAGCCGCCTCGCCTGCGCCCTCTGCCACGCTGACCTTGATGGTGTCCGCAATCGCGTCCACGGAGACGGCAACCCTGTGGTCGGCCACGGTATAGTCCGCCGCCGCCTCTTCCCGCTTCATGCTGGCCGGGTCGTTGATGTTGCAGAAAATGACCGGCTGTGCCCCGAAAAGCTGGAGGTGGGAGTACATGAACTCGCACAGCGTATAGCTCTCCCAGTCATAGGAAAAGCCCAGCTTCTCCACCGCCTCGTCCCAGCTCGTCACCAGCACGGGGACGTTGGACTTGGCAGGCTTCGCCGCAGACTGCACCGGCGCGGTCCCCACCACAAAGGGAATGCCCACCGTTGCCACCTTCGGCGTCTGGACGGACGTAGCCTTTTCAAAAACGTGTACGCCGAGTTTCGCCATTGTTACTTACCTTCCTTTCCCGCCAGCTTCAGCTTCATGTAGTTGGCGTACAGTGCGTTGCCGGGGGCCTTGACCTTCAAACGGGCCTCCGGCAGCGCGTCGCCGGAAACGATAAGGGTCTTGACCAGCGGGTACGCCTTGATAGCCTCCGCCGCCTGTTTCAGCGCGTTCGCCCGCGTCCCCCGGTAGATGGTCCCGGTCTGGATGTGCTTCTTGATGTTGGGGCCGATGTAAATGTAAAAGCCGGAGGGACACGTCCCCGCCCGGCTCTTCTTCTCGTTCCCCGTGTTGTCCGGCCCTGTCACGGGCGCGTTGGTTTCTTTCTTCGCCATGTGCGCTCAAATCCTTTCCTTTCAGATTCTTGGGTCCGTCTTTGGGTAGCTGTCTTGCAGGTGCCTTACGGCTTTGTCGTCCGGTAGCCAGCCGTGCGCCACCCGCGCCGCCTCGATTCTTGTTACCGGCGGTAGCTTCCAGGCCGTCACCATTTCCCCCAGGTAGAACGGCGCGGTTCCCCGCTCTCCCATTTCTGGGTAGACCATTTGGTTGATACCTTCCTTTAGGTCCAGCTCAAAGACCTTGTTCAGTGTCGGGTACATCAGGAGCGCGATGCGCATTTCCTCCATGATGTTCAGCAGAGCAAGCCCGCCCTCTTCCTCGTCCGGGTGGTAGACGCAGAACACGGACCGGATAACGGCGGAGCTTTGCAGCTCTAACCTGGATTCCCGGCCCGTCCCCTTGTTGGCGTTCTTTAGCCCGTCCTCGCCCGTCACCGCCTGGTGGAGAATGAAGGGGGCCTTTTTCTCGAACGATGTCATGTCCGGCAACCGCGCCAGAAACACCGCCGCCGCCCTGCGCTTCGGCTCCCGCTCGTCCTGTTTTTGCCGCTTCACCGGCATAAGCAGGTCCTTCACCGTCTCCGTGGTAAAGTCTTTCAGCGCGTACAGCAGGCCCACTTTGGTTTCGTTCTCTAAGGTCACTCTCTGCATGGCCCTACCTCCAGCCCGTCAGGATTCGGTACACCGCCTTGTCCAGCTCCGTTTCAAACGTCTCATAGGCCCGCTCGGTCAACCCCTGCGCCACTTGCTGGTTTCCCACCATCTGCGCCACAGAGGACCCCATGATTTCCCGGATAGCGTCGCTGCCCTCGCTGGTGCTTCCGCCGGTCCGCTCAAAGATTCCGATATGCCCGGACTTCATCTGCGCCACAAAGGCGTCCATGAACTGCGTCGGGCCGGTGTCCTGGAACTGGTGGCCCCGTGCGGCCACTCCCTGGTACTGCATGGTCCACGCGCCCTTTACCATGACCGGCTTCTTCCCCGCCGCGATGTCCTGCGTCGGAACTTTGGGGTATGCGCCGCCGAAACGGTACAGCGGTATCTTCCGCCCGGAGAAGGTGACGGTGGCCTGCACGCCGTTCTGGTAGCTGTATCGGACCCGCACGTTTTTCTCTGCGCGGATTCCCGCGTCCGTGATGTCGTACTTCTCCCGGATGGCCTGGTTGCTCTCCCGCCGCAGCCTGTCAACGGTCCGGCTCATGGAGGCTTTCATAGCCTTGTCCACGCCGCCCTGGATACCGGCCAGCAGCGCCTTTGCCCGCTCGATAGCCGCCTGCCCTGCCGCCTCGTTGACCGTGACGGTGACAGACCCGGTGATTGCGTTGGTCCTTGCTTCCGTGTTCATTCGTCCACTTCCTCCAGCTTCAACCGGAACATTCCCATTTCCGTCCCCGATTCCACCACGCGGTATTTGTGGAAGAACGTGCCGCCCTCTTCGTCGTTCATGGACAGCATGGACCCCTGCTCCGGCTTCACGCCGTTCAGGTCCTTCTCCGCGACGTAAAGGATGATGGTCCGCTTATACAGACCTTGGCCGAAATCGTGCTGCATCTGCACCACGGAGGACCGCTTGCCCTCCTTCGGCCCGCTCTCTATCACGGTGATGTCCTCATATTCCACGCCGTCATAGCGGATTGTCCGCACCTCTCCGTGTTCGGTCGGATTCAGAAACGCGGCGTGAATATCCGCCGCCGCGCATTGCTTGAACGTAGGCGGGGACCCCTCCGGCTCCCCGCCTACTCCATAGTCGAACAGAACTTTCATTTCCCAAGCAGCTCCTTGACCTGCTTGTAGAGCTTCGCCTCCGCCGTCCCCGGCGTGTCAAGCCGACGGCGCATAGCGGGAAACTGTGCCGTGGAGACGATAAGCTGCCGCGCCTCCGGGTGTTCCTTGATGAAGTCCCGCAGCGCGTCGGGGATTCCCCCCTGGAAGGTGGTGTACTGCCGCGCCACGCCCCGCATGGTCGGCCCGCAGTATACACACGGATTCTGGATTCCCGCAAGGATGTCCCGCTCCGGCGTCTCTTTGGCAGGGGCGGTGCCCTTTTCCTGCTCCGCCGTC